ACGAAGCTAAGGCTGAAATCGAAACTAATATTGATGGATTTTTGAATGAAGTTGTTCAGCAATGGGCAAAAGATAATGAAGTAGCAATTCAATCTAGCTTTAAGACTAAATTAGCAGAAAGTTTCATGGATGGTCTTCAGTCACTATTGGCTGAACACAATATTGATCTGCCAGAAGAGTCAGAAAACGCTTTAGAGATTGCTCTAGAAGAAGTTTCTACTTTGGAACAAACTATTACCGAATCACAAGAAACAGTTTCTACTTTGGTAGAAGAAATTAATATGTTGAAGGCAGAAAAAATTCTTGAGTCTTTTAAAGACAAAATGACTGATACAGAATTTGACCGTTTCGTTCAATTGACAGAGTCAGTCAAGTACAAAGATGAAACTCAATATGAGAAGCAACTTACTGTAGTTTTAGAGAATTTTGGTAAAATCAAAGCTCCTGTTGTTAAACAAGAAGTTGTTAAGCAAGAAGTAGTTACAGAGGACACCTTAGTATCTCAACCAGAAATTAGAACTGTTAACAGCTCAGTAGAGCGTTATGCACAATATCTCTCTGGTAAGAAAATCTAAAGTAATAAATAGTATATAATTTAAAAATCCATTACATAAAAGGAAAATAAAATGGCAGTCGCAACAGTCGAACAACTGATGGAAAAATGGGCACCAGTGCTCGATGCTCCTGATGTTACCCCCATCGTAGGTCTTAATCGTCGTCAGACAACCGCTGTTCTCCTAGAGAACACCGAGCAAGATCTAATTCAAACTCGTCAGATGCTTGCTGAAGCAGGCCCTGGCAACCAAACTATGAGCTATCCAACAGATGGTACTGGTTTGTCTAAATTTGATCCAGTATTGATCTCCATGGTTCGTCGTTCAGCACCACAAATGCTTGCATACGACATCTGCGGTGTTCAACCACTACGTCAACCTACAGGTCTAGTTTTTGCTCTCCGTTCACGTTACGGCGCTCAAAACTCTGGTCTAGAAGCTCAATTCAATGAAGCAAATACCGGTTTCTCTGGTACTTCTGCTTCTGGTCAAGGTGGTACTGCTCACGCTGGTACTGACCCAACTATGGACTTCGTTGACCAAGATGCTGGTACAGTTGGTGATCAATTCGGTACTTATACTACTGGTAAAGGTATTGAAACACCTGCTGGTGAAGTTTTGGGTACCGGTACTACACCATTCTCAGAAATGTCTTTCACAATTGAACAGATGTCAGTTACTGCTCAAACTCGTGCATTGAAGGCTGGTTACTCAGTTGAATTCGCACAAGACGTTAAGAACCTACACGGTCTTGATGCTGATGCAGAATTGAGCTCTATTCTTTCAACTGAAATCTTGTCAGAAGTTAACCGTGAAGTTCTACGTACAATCTACGCTGGTGCTAAAGTTGGTGCTCAAGGTGCTACTAAAGCCGGTGTGTTTGATCTATTAACTGACTCTGATGGTCGTTGGTTAGCAGAGCGTCATAAAGGTCTAATGTTCCAAATCGAACGTGAAGCCAATGCAATCGCTCAAGAAACTCGTCGTGGTAAGGGTAATTTGATGGTCTGTTCTTCAGACGTCGCTTCTGCTCTAGCTATGGCTGGTTCTTTGGACTATGCTCCAGCTCTTGCAAATGACTTGAATGTTGACGATACCGGTGCTACTTTTGCTGGTGTTATCAAGAATTCTAGAATGCGCGTTTACATTGATCCATATTCTGGTGTTGCCGGTACTAACAGCCAATTCTTCATGATTGGCTACAAAGGTACTTCAGCATGGGATGCAGGTCAATTCTATTGCCCATACGTTCCACTACAGATCGTACGCACAACTGATCCGACAACTATGTCTCCAGTTCTTGCTTACCGTCTACGTTATGGTATGGCTCGTAACCCATTCTTCAAGACTGCTGGTCGTAACAATGCTTACTACCGTATTGCAAGTGTAAGAAACTTGATCTAGTAATTAAGTTACCGTTAAACGGTAACTTTAGTAAACAAAAAGGGACTTTCAAAGTCCCTTTTTCTTTATACTTAAATAGTTAAAAGGTTATCTATCAAAGGAACTAAAATGAGCAGAACATATAAAGAAAAATTGTTAGAATCTGGTATAGGGAATTATGCCGCAGATCTTTTATCCGAAAGCGGAACATCCGTCGCGTTTATCTTTGACTTTTAAGGAGAATTAAAATTTCACTCTCTAACACAACCGAAGCCGCAGCACTGGACGCTTTACTGCGCTTAACTTCTTGCGGTTGGTACAACGCGGGATATGGGGCGCGTTAAACGCGCCTGACAAGCAAGTTGATGTTTGGGTGCTAATTCCATAAACATAAGGCCACTCATGACCATCACCCTTGCATTAAATTTTACTAAATTATGAAACAAATTAAACAATCAAGACACCAAGAATTAGACATTGAACTTATCAGATCTAAGGGCAATATCTATGAAAATATCATTGCCCTATCTGAGAGAGTCTATAGACTTAGAAAAGGCGCGAGCCCAAAAGTAAAGGACCACTCGGATCCTTTTAATTCTGGGGTGATAACAGCTCTGTTAGAGCTACAATATGGAGTGTATGATGGATTACAACAGTCTAAATAATAATGCATTCAACTTTGCGTTGAATAGATTACCACATACAGCTTTCAGAGCTGTATCAGTGAATATTCCGGGAATGTCTATGCCAGTCCCAGAAGTTCCACAAATGCAATCTGTGCAATACTATCCTGGATCAGCGATTGATTTTGCTGCATTCAATATGACATTTATAGTAGATGAAAATTTGTCTAACTATGAAGAACTGTATAAATGGATTAACCAGCAACAGATCAACAATAAGTATAAACCTACGACTACGGAAGATAGATTTCTAGTGTCTGATGGAGTACTTGTGACTATGACAAATGCTTCAAACCCAAACAGAACTATCTTCTTTAAAGATATGTTTCCTGTTTCATTGGGCGAAATTCAATTTGATTCAAGAGATTCTAATGTTGAACCTGCTACTTGTACAGTAGAATTTAGATATTCCTATTTCGAACTAGTCCCCAAAGTCGTTTAAGGATTTAAACTTTTGATATAGAATCCATTCTTGAATTTTTGTCATGGCAATTTTTAAGTATGCGAGTCGTTCTTCTGGATAAAAGATCCCATCACCATTTGGTTCTGCAGAATAAACTGTATCACCACCAACATCTGGACACGCTACTCTAAAGGTTCCGTGTCTCAGTCTTAGATAAGCTACTTGCTTTCCACTCGGAGAATATACATCATATTGCTCTGGGCAAGCAAAGCAAGTCAGTACAAATTTATATCCATCGATGTATAGATCATCGCCCATAGTGTCTCTGATTTCTTTCTATGCAAGCATCTGCATCTTGTTGGTTATAGAAATTACAACCATAGTAATGTTGGCTCTGGGGAATATATATATCATTTTGCCGATACCATTGACCAGTTCTAGGATTATAAGCTAGAGGTGGTGTATAGATATAAACACCAGCAGATGCATCATAATAAGGTGGCAACAGTCTCGGTGGTTGCACATTGTATTGAATTACGGGTGCATGTTGTTGGATGATTACTTCCGGAGGTCTATTAGAATTGACAATAGCACCAGTCACCCCGAGAATGAGGGCAGTACCAAGAATAATTTCTGCCGTATTCCCTCTATATCCACCGTGATGTCTTTGTCCAAAGACACTTCCTGACATACACAGAACCAAAGCTCCACAGATTAGTTTTGTTTTCATTTTCTTTCCTATTAATTACACAGTGAATATTTAGCCATCTTTTCAAATTTGAGTCCGCATAGACACTTCACGAGCCTGAGATTTGAACCGTTCAATAACATCAAGCGCCATTAGTTTAAATGTCATATCTGCCTCTGGCATGAAAGAATCTTCAGACATGATGTGTTTCATCCGTTCAATCTTTTCTTCCAACTTCATTGAAACATCGACACAGACAGACCGTGTCCGAAGTGCTTGGGGGATCTTTTCTTTATTCATATTAGAAATAAAGATAACACCACCTGTGAAACGGAAAGAACGTGGCAGATCATCATCTGCGCCGCGCATTTCAGAATTCCAGGAAATGATCCGCTCAGATGTAGAATCAAGAGCACCTTTCAGCAAATTGGCAGAAGTAGGTTCTACCAGAGCTGAATCACAGTCATCGAAAACCAGAATAGAATCTTTGTTTTCATACAGCAACCGATATAATGCTTTAGGTGTAGAAAAACCTTTCACCACTTTGTAATGCTTTGGAGGCAGACGTTCACCTTCAACGAAGGATTCGGTATTTGAAACATCAATAAATCCTTCTGATTTCAGAGATTTATTAACTGTGTATGTCTTACCAAGACCACCAGAACCGGTCAGAATAACTGACGGTTGGATTTTGTCGGCAACCATAGACACATAGTTTTCAATGAATTCAAACCGTTCGTTGATGGTGAATTCTTCCTTCTTTTCTTCGGTAACTTGACCAGAAGACATCTGGGGAAGATGCCCAAACTCGCGTTTAAAGTAATACTGAATATTGGATTCAGATTTAGACTTCCTGACTTTCCCAGATTTGTCAATGAAAGAATAAGTGCCAGAGTCAAATGAGATCATATTTGTGTTCAATTTCGTTTCCATGGGTAAATTATAACACAACACGAAATATGTGTAAATTATTTTAGACGGTTAGATTGCCCCAGGAATAGTAACCATAGGGCAAAACAGAGCACACGATCTTACAGCGATCTAAGTTAACCTGGTCGTACTATGGCACGGTTACCCATAGAGTCTGTATGAACTGGTGGGCAGAACAGTTCTACATCATACTTCCCTGATTCATTCTCCAGAGAGTGCATATATGCACCAAATTTTGCATGCATTTTAACCCACTTTTGCAATTTCTTCAGTCTTGGGAGAGTACAGTCAAATTGATAGTAGAATCTTTTCATTTTATTACTGGGTACTGAATGATCACAGATGCCTCAGAATCAGTTCCGTATGTCATAACAGAGAGGCCAAACTTTTTGGCGATATGTCGCATTGCGATATTTTGACTCAAACATGCCAAATAGATCCGAGTAATCTTGTACTCAGTCACCAGTTGATAACCACGAGCAAAAAGAAGTTGTCCCAATTTTTGACCACGATAATCTTCTGCCGTGGTGAATGCAAATTCCGCAACATCTCCCATAGTAGCAA